ATGGCGCAAAGAGAAAAGCTCACCGAGAAACTGGTCAGGGCCGCCGAGCCTCGCACGGGCATCTATCAGGTTTTCGACGAGGATGTGCGGGGGTTTTCGCTGCGGGTCTTCACCTCCGGGAGCAGGAATTTCACCTTCGATTACCGGGTCAAGGGCCGTCAGCGCCGCTTCACCATCGGCAGATGGCCGGAATGGACGGTCACCGCCGCGCGCGAACAGGCCAAGGCGCTGCGCCGCATCATCGACGATGGCGGTGACCCGCTGGGCGAGCGCGAAACCGGCATGACGGCCCCCCGCATCCCCGATCTGATCGACCGCTATATCGAAACCCACCTGCCAAATCTGGCCCCGACCAATCGCGCCGACCAGATTTCCATGTTGCGCAAAATGGTCCAGCCGGTGTGGAAGCACAAGCTGGTCGAAGAAATCACGCTCGATGACGTCGACAGATTGCTTGCCCAGATTGCCAAGGGCCGCGCCCGCCCGTCCAAGGCCAAACCCAACAATCGCGCGCGCAAGCTGCAGGGATCGAAACCGACGCCGATCCGCGCCAACCGAACCGGCGAGGTCCTGCGCAAGATGTTCAACCTTGCCGTCCAGTGGAAGATGCGTCCCGAAAATCCCGCGATGGGATTTTACCGGCGCATCGAGACCGAGCGCGAACGCTATCTGAGCATGGATGAGATCGACCGGCTTGCCAAGGCGCTGGGCACGGCCGAAGACCAGCGCGCCGCCAGCATCATCCGCATGTGCATGTTGACCGGCGCCCGCCTTGGCGAGGTGCGCTGCGCACGGTTCGAACAGTTCAATCTGGAATTTGCCACATGGTCCAAGCCCGCGACCACCACCAAGCAGCGCAAGATTCACCGCCTGCCGATCTCGCCGGATGTGGCCGCCATCGTGCGCCAGCGGCAGACGGCCGTGCATCGGGGTTGTCCGTGGCTGTTCCCCGGCGATGTGCCCGGCCAGCCGGTCAAGGAAATCCGCCGCTTCTGGCGTCAGATCCAGACCGATGCCGGGATCGCGGGTGTGCGGATCCACGACCTGCGCCACACATTCGCATCGCTGCTGGTCAGCGGGGGCGCGTCGCTGGAAATGATCGGCAAGTTGCTGGGGCATTCCCAGATGCGCACCACGCAGCGCTACGCGCATATGATGGATTCGCCGCTGCGGGACGGGGTGAATGCGGTTGCGGAGATGATGAAGCCTCAGCTGCGCATTGTTCAGGGCGGGCGTTGAACTCGCCCTGAACGGGCCTCAACGCCGTCGATTAGATCAAGAGGTCCTTACTGCGGCTGCTTCAGAACCCGCCAGATCGGGGTGAGTTTGCGCCGGATCTGGCTTTCGTCGGGCACAGACCCATCCTTGGCATTCGCCACGAACCAGTCCTGCCCCTCCGCCACGAAATCAGTCTGCGATTCAGGCAATCCGTGCTCGAACAGCCTGATCATCAGGAATTGCAGCATTCCCTCCCAATCGTGCCGTGCCGAGCGTCCGGGGCTGACATGAACGCGTTGCAGCGGATCGTATTCCTCCTCGAAGCGCTGGGCGGATTTTGCCGTCACCAGAAGATCGCCCAATTCGACTGTCACGCCCTGGTCGGGGTCGGTGATGATCCTCCATGCCGCACTGCCCTGTGGCCGGACCCGCCAGAGCAGGCAGGCCTTCGGGTCCAGGCGGTTGCGCCGAAACAGCGGAAGGATGTCCTCGGCGCAGACCACCACCAGCCCGCCCAATGGTTCGGCATCGCCGCAACGGACCAGGCCGATGCTGGTGACGATTTCAATGATGTCCATCGTCGCCCATCCCACAATGTCGACCGACGCGCACCCCCAGCGCGCTGACAGTTCTTCCAAAGTCCAAAAAACACGTGCCGGCAAAGCCATGGCTTCATCCTCTCAACATCATGATGAGGAGCGCGCCCGGCCATGGTCACAGACCTGCCGGGGGCGCCCCGGCCGCACCCTGACGTTGCACGTTTTGGTTGTTTATAGGTCAAAACAACTCGCCCGAATTTGCGGGCGAGATTCCGAAGAAACTCAATAAAACAAGGGGTGGCACGAAGGTCGGTTTGAATATGCCGGTTTATGCCACCCTGCCACCCCCCGCCATCTGATCCGCTGCGCCCCAGGACGCAACCGCCCGCATCCGGGCGCAAACGGGAAAGGAATCGCGGATGTTGGATACGCAGGACATCAACCAGTCGGGGCCCGACATGGACCTGCTGGTGGACTGGATCAGCCGGCATGATCTGGCGATCAGCCTCGGGGTTTCCGAGGACACGCTGTGGCGCTGGGACATGAGGCGCACCGGCCCGCAGAGCATCAAGCTTGGGCGCAAGGTCTATTACCGGCGCAGCACCGTTCGCAGCTGGCTTGAGGCCAGGGAACAGGCACGCAAGACCCCATCGCGGGGGCGGCGATGAACCGGGCCCTGCCCTGCCCGCCTCTCGTTCCGGCCTCCGGCAGCGGCGACTGGCCCGCCGACCGAGTGGCCGAGGCGCGCGCCGTCATCGCCGATGTCGCACATCACAGCGACCGCCTGATCCGGCTCGCTTGCCATGTGCTCGCCCGTCACGGCGCGACCGAGGACGAGCGGTCCGATGCCCGGCTCCTGCTCCTGATCCTCGACGCCCGCCGCCCGCTGCGTGCCCGGCGCAACGATGACGGTAATGAGGAGGTGCGGCGATGACCCGGCCGATGAAGCGCCGCGGCACCCCCGAGGCCGACCTGCAGCGCGCGGTGGTGCAGGCCCTGCGCTTCGCCCTGCCCCGATCCGCCATTATCCACCATTGCGCCAATGAGGTGACCGAGCCGGGGCCTCGCGGTGCCAAGCGTCAGGCGATCCTCGTCGGCATGGGCGTTCATCGCGGTTTCGCCGATCTGATGGTGATTTCTGGCGGCCGCGTGCTGTTTCTCGAGCTGAAGGCGCCCAAGGGCCGGCTGCGTCCCGAGCAGGAGGCGTTTCGCGATGCCGTGCTGGCGCAGGGTTTCGGCTGGGCGCTGGTGCGCTCGCTCGACGATGCGCTGGGCGCGCTGGTCGATCACGGCTTTGCCACCCGCATTGCGAGCCCGGACGGGAGGGCCGCGCCATGAGCCATGCCGCCACCAACTGGGCCATCCAGCAGCGCGGGCTGAAACCCGCCACCAAGATCGTGCTCTGGCATCTCTGCGACCGCCACAACCCCGATTTCGGCTGCTTCCCGACGCAGGCACGACTGGCGCATGATTGCGAGATCAGTCGCTCAGCCCTGAACGACCACCTCAACCAGCTTGAGACGGTGGGCCTGCTGCGCCGGGTTCCACGTATCGACCCGGTGACGAAGCGCCAATTGCCAACTCGCTACATCTTGGGGTTCGAGCCGGGCTTCACCGCTACCAACGCCAAGCCATGTCCGGATTTCGGACACGGCTGCGCGGAAGATGCGGAAGCGGACCCCGAGACGAGCAATATCGGTGCTGTCACCAGCTATCAGGCAGAGCCATGTCCGGATTCCAGACACGGGATGGACCTTGGAGCCGTGTCCGATTTTGAGCCCGAGCCGTGTCCGGAAAATCGCGAAAGCCGTGTCCGGATTCCGGACACTAACCTTGTAAGGGAACCTTTAAGGGAACCAGTAAAGGAGGAGGAGGACGCGCGAGCGCGCGAGGTGATCTCCGATCAGTTTTTCGGGGAGCTGCTTTCGGCGCTGGGCCTCGACCCCGCCGCCCTGCCCGGCTGGTGGCAGGGCTGGCCGGCGCGGCTGCATGTGCATCGCTGGATCGATGACCTCGGCCTCAGCGAGGACCAGATCATCGAAACCGCCATCGCGACCCGGCGCGATCATCCTAACCCGCCCGACGGGCCCAAGGCGCTCGATCGCGCCATGGAACGCGCCGCCCGCTGCGATGCGCAGTCCGCCGCGGATGCCAGCGGCCGGAAGCCAAGCCGGAAGCGCAAACGGGACGCCGGCCCCCTGCCTAGCGAGGACGAACGGGCTGGTTTCTACGCCCGCATCGTCAATTCCGACGGCTTCCTGCCGCCCAACATGATCAGCAACAGCATCCGCGAGGCCATGCTGGCCCGGGGTCTGGTCACCGCCGAACGTCTGCGTCAGCGGGGGGTGCTGTGAATGGCCTGGTGTCACGTCCCCGAAACGGCCTGTCCCTCTGCGCAGGCGGCGGAGGCTTGGATCTGGGCCTCATGCTCGCCGAGCCCGGCTATCACTCTCGCGCCTTCGTCGAATGGGAGGACTGGCCCCGCGCCGTCCTCATCGCCGCTCAAGCCGCGGGGTATTTCGCCCCGGCGCCGATCTGGGACGATCTGCGCAGCTTCGACGCCCGCCCTTTCCGCGGCGCCTTCGACACGGTCCTGGCCGGCTATCCCTGCCAACCCTTCAGCGCCGCCGGCAAACGCGGCGGCGCCGATGATCCCCGCCACCTCTGGCCCGAGGTCGCCCGCGTCATCGGCGAATGCGCCCCCGAATGGGTCTTCCTCGAAAACGTCGCCGGCCATGTCACCCTCGGGCTCGAGACCGTGCTGCGAGAGCTTTGGGGCATGGGCTACACGCCTGCGGCGGGCCTGTTCTCTGCGGCAGAAACCGGTGCGCCGCACCAGCGGCAGCGGATCTTCATCCTGGCCCACACCGATGAGCCTGCATCCCGGCAGCAATCGCTACAACCCGGCCGGGAACAGCGACTTTACCCGCAAGGCGGAAGCGCTGGCGCTGGGCATCGTCAGCTGGTCGACGCCGAAGGCGACGAACGGGGCAAAGGGCGGGCCGAACCAGCGCCATGGCTCGGGCGGCACGCCACCCCTGCCGGCGCAGGCGGCGCAATGGCAGACGCCGGTGGCGGACGACCAGATGGACCGCCTGCGAGGCAAGATCAACAGCCGGGGCGAGCCGAAGCTGTCGGCGCAAGCGCTGCAATGGCCGACGCCGGCCGCGCAGAACTGGAAGGGCAGCAGCGCCGACAGCGTGACCCGCATGGACGGCAAGTCCCGGATGGACCTGCTGCATTACCGGGCGGAACAGGGCTTCACCCGCCCGGTCCCGGCGATCTGGCCGGATGGGCAACGGTGCTTGCGGCACGCCCCGATCTCGCGCCCGCTCTGGGCTTCGATGATTGCCTCGCATGGGCGCACCGTCTCGCGGCGGATCCTGAAGGGCCGAGCGCGGCGGCGGCTGAACCCGCTCTTCGTCGGATGGCTGATGGGCTGGCCCATCGGGCACGCGCTCTGCGCCTGCTCGGCAACGGAGTTCACCCTCTGGCGGCAGCGCATGCGTGGCGCGCTCTCGCAGCTGCCCATGGCCTCGGGCCCGTGGATCTGGCGGCCGGCGGATGCGGCCCAGCGCCCGGCGCAGATGACCCTTTTTGACGGATTGCAGCCATGAGCTTCCAGGGACAGATCGGCCGCGTCGGCGGCGGCAGGACGAAGCGCGCGCTGGGCGTGCAGGCGGCGCTGGAATGGGCCTTTCGGGTCGAGAAGGCGCAGCTGGAATTGCCACTGCCCCAGGACGTGACCGAGGAAGGCTTCGGTTTCGGCCTCGAATATGTCCTGATCCAGCGCGCCATCCTCGGCTGCAAGATCGACGGCGGCCAGCACAAGATCGGCACATACACCCACGAGGATGCCGAGGTGATCGCCGCCTGCGTGGCCGAGATGCCTGACAGTCTGGGCGGCAAGCGCATGGCGATCCGGGTCGCCGAACTGGCCCGCGCCGGGCTCACGCCGGACTGGATGCCCGGCGCCGTGCCGCGCTGCGTGCCGCTTGAGGTCAAGCGCAACCAGCATGGCGAGCGGGCCAGCACCATCGTTGTTGGCACCACTCGCGTGCTCAGCCGCGGCAAGTGGCGCAGCGTCGAGGTTCTGGCCTGCCCGGTCACCTTCTCGCCACACCCGCGCCAGATCGAGGCCGCGCGGCGGGCCTATGGCGACTGGTGGCAGGCGCTGGGCTGGGTCCGCGACGGGCTGATCGCGGGCGGGATGCTGCGGGAAATCGAGGTGACGGCGGCAATGCCGAAGATGCGGCCGTGGATCAGGTGATCATTCTTGGCCTGAGTGATGGACAAGCTTGCACTGCAGACAACGGATAGCGCAATGTCTGCAAGTGGAAAAATCCATGAGGTTCCCGCTTGCCCCAGATCAATAAGACCCTTGAATATCGTCGTGCCCGCTTCAACACGCCCGGCCAGAACCTCGAACAACTGACACGCCAAGCATGGGGGCAATTTGCAACCCACCTCGAGCGCGATGTGCCTCGGGCGGATCGCGCCATTGTCACCGGCATGAGAGGTCGCGACGAAGGGGCTTGGGGTTTCGCGCTGCACTGTGCGCGCTACTATGATCGGCAGGGGGTGGGCACCATCCCAATGGCCCCAGCTGCACAAGTGGACCTTGGCGAACGGCAGCCGGATGCGAGCGAAAATTTTCTGAACGCGGACTTCCTGGCATTGATCCGGGGCAACCATGTCATTTGCCTGAGCTGCGGGCGCAGTGGTGGTGCGCTCCGCAGCTACCTGTCTGGCTTGTTCAAGAAGGCCGGAATGCCTCGCGAAACACAATTCTTCGAGCTGACCCGCGTCGGGAATCCGAACGCTTTGGCCATCATCGAACGCGTCGGGGTCAAAAGCATCGACATGAAGGTCGATATCTCAGAGGCCTCGGCGGTTGAACTAATCGAGGGAGAGGGCGGCGACGGGTTCTGGCAGAACGCAAAGCGCCAAATCGGTGAAGCCTTTCAAGGCTTGACCGCTCGGGATGCTGAACTTCGGCAACTTCGGCAAGCCGAACAGGGTAGCGTCACCGTATCGATCAACGTCAAGAAGGGCGATCTTTCTGCCGCCCGCGAAGGGCTTGACCACCTAGCGGGCGAGATTGCCGAAGATGAAGAGGCCGATGGCTATGTAATCCACCTGCGTGACGGTGCGGTCATCAGGCCCGACGAGGTGTCCGTCAAAAAGCCCGTGAGGCTGGAAGCACACGCGAATTCGGTCAGCGTGTCCCAAGCATGGGACGCGATGCGCACCTATATGGAAGAACTGGAGGAAAACGGCCAGCTGGGGGCTTGACGTGGGCGCTTTTCTAAGAGGTGCAAAGACAGACTGGGGGCGGCTGGGCAAACTCGCTGTCGCTGTCGCCGTGTCCGCTGCGGTCGGCTACTTCTTTCAACCCATGGTCGCCGGCAACACCAACGCGGTCAACACAGTTGTCACGATCTTCTCGATTCTTGCCGGATTTTTGATTGCTGTAATTACGCTGATAGCCGAGCCAACGCTAAAACAGGCGAAGAATTGGCAAGAGCTGCAACTGATGAAGAAGACGGTTCAGCGAAAGTTGTTCCGCCAGAAACTATTGTTCTTCCTCTATCTGATCACGCTCGGCGTGGCCTTGGGCACGTTCCTCGTTCCCGACACGCAGGCCGAACTGCGCCGCTGGCTTGAGACCGTTTTCCTCGGCCTCGCAACGTTCGTGTTCCTTGCTTCCTTCGACCTGCCCGGATCGCTGATGAAAATCCAAATGGAACGATATGAGGCGGAAATGGATGCGACAAAGCCGCAGGTTTTGAAAGACGCTGCGAAAGCTGCTGATGCGGCCAAGAAACCGGACGCACCGAAATAGCATTCGCGTGGAACCATTGGTTTCCTGCGTTGAGACCGCGGCGGCGGTGGTGTATCGCAGGGGCAACATGGTAGTGGAGCGTGACTTCGCTTGCCGAGAAACGACAGGGCAGCGCTGCGCCGCGCGCCCCGCGACGACGGGACAGTGCATGAGCAAGTATGACGATCTTCCCCGCGAGCAGTTGATCGAGCTGCTGAAGAAGCGGGACCGCACCAAGAAGCTGGGGCTGGTCTGGGAGCGGGACGAGATCGAGGCCGATAACGCCGTGGACGCCAACTTTGTGGCCGCGACGATCATCCCCGACCTGTCGGACAAGCCCGCACCGTGGCGCAACATGGTGATCGAGGGCGACAATTACGATGCCCTGCGCTGGCTGCGCATGACCATGGCGGGGCAGATCAAGTGCATTTATATCGACCCGCCCTATAATACCGGGGCGAAGGATTGGGTTTATAATGACCACTACGCCAACCCCGAAGATGCCTATTTCCATTCTACCTGGCTGGAATTCCTCTTCCGCCGCCTGACGCTTGCGCGTGATCTGCTGGCCGAGGATGGGGTGATCCTTGTTTCGATCAACGACGACCAGCGGGCCAAGCTGGAATTGCTGATGGACGAGGCCATGCCGGGGATGCGGGTGGGTTCCTTTGCATGGCGCACAAGGACGGGCGGGAATGATACGAAGGGTACGTTCCTTTCCGAGAACCACGAGCACGTATTGATTTATGCGAAGCCTCAGTTTCGCTTTTCGGGTCATGAGAAGACTTATGAAAAGTACGTTTTCTGGGATGAAAGGATCAAAGACTGGTATCGGTTGAGTGACATTAGCCAGCCCAAGGACATGACTGAGCGCGAAAACGGCTTCTACGCAATGTATGATCCGAAGACGGACACCTATTACCCACCAAACCCTCAGCGTGTCTGGCCCGCCCCCTTTCCAAAAGACGGCCGAAAGGATGCCGAATTAGAGGCGATCAAGGATGTAATGAAGGTCTTTCCGCCGGATGCTGCAACCAAAGAAGCAATGCCCTCAGGCGACCAGATTGGGAAATGGATAAAAACTGGAAGGATTGCATTTCCAGAAGAGCAGCGGGTTGTCGTCTGGGAAACTATGGATGACCTTTTGAAGGCGATTGATGCAGATGACGTCCCGCTTGCCAAGAAGACCAAGAAGATTTGGCGTGAAATGCCGCATTTGAAGTTTTGGGTTGGCAAACGAGTTGGCTTCGGCATCCCGCAATGGGTCAGGTACAAATCCGAGTTGAAGAACGCGAACCAGCCTCTTTCATCTTGGATCACCCCACTGTCCGAGGCCAAGACCGTACCTGCCGGTGAGGGGATCGATCCGAATGCGTTCATCGTTTCTGGTATGAACCAAGAGGGAACCACTTCAGTTCAAGATATCTTCGGCTTCAAAGCCTTCAACTACGCAAAGCCCGTGTCCCTGATCCGCGAGCTTGTTCGGCAGTCCACCGGCCCTGGCGACATTGTGCTGGATTTCTTTGCCGGTTCCGCGACCACAGCCCAAGCCGGAATGGAGTTGAACGCCGAGGATGGCGAGGATCGGCGGTTCATCATGGTCTCGTCCACCGAGGCCACGGCAGATGAACCCGACAAGAACGTTTGTCGCGATGTCACGGCGGAACGCATCCGCCGTTTGAACGCCTCGGATGACAAGAAATTCGCGGACCTCTCCGCCGACTTCGCCTATCTCCGCTGCCGCGAGATCGAGTTTGAAGACCTCGACCAGGACCTCGATCCTGCCGAGGTCTGGTCGGCCCTGGAGGCGCTGCACCGCCTGCCATTGACCCGCTACAGCCAAGCGCCATGGCAGGAGCACAAGACGGAAACCCAGACCCTGATCTTCGCCGATCGCGTCGGCACCGAGCTGCTGGATCACCTGCGCGGCGTGGCGCAGCGGCGCGAGAATGCCTTTGTCTATGCTTGGGCACCGGGTCAGATCACCGCCACCCTTGGCGATGCCCTGGACGTGCGGTCGGTGCGCACCGAACTGGTCGGAAGGTTTCGCCAATGAGGGATGACGCCGATTTCCGCCTGTCGCTGGCCCCGTATCAGCAAAACGCCGTCGATGCGATGGCCGAGACCCTGCGCACCGTGTCCGCCCTGCACGACCGCGAACCGCAGCACCGCGAACGGATTTCGCGCGAACTTGGGGTGATCCTGCTGCAAGCGCCGACCGGATCGGGCAAGACCCTGATGCTGGGCCGGGCCTTGGAGGCCGTGCGCGGGCAGCTCAGCGCCAAGACCGTGTGGTTCTGGTTCGCCCCTTATTCCGGGCTGGTGACGCAGACCCGCAGCGCCCTGACCGCCCAATGCGGCGCGTTGCGGCAGCGCGATGTCTATGCCGACCGTGAGGCCAGCGCCGCGCGTGACGGCGACGTTTTCTTGCAGACCTGGGCCTCGGTCGCCGTGGTCAAGAAGGAAAGCCGCAAGGTCCGCACCGACAAGGAGGCGTCGCTGTCCGTGGACAGCATGATTGCCGAGCTGCGCGAGCGCGGTTTCCGTATCGGAGTGGTGATCGACGAGGCGCATCTGAACTTCGGCTCGGGCGCTGCGGCGACGGCGGAATTCTTCCTGAATGTGCTGTCGCCCGATTTTACGGTGCTGGCCACGGCCACGCCGAATGATGCCAAGCTGGAAAAGTTCGAACGCGATGCCGGATTGAAAGTGGCCAGCCGCGTGACGGTCTCGCGCGATGCGGTGGTAAGGGCGGGGCTGAACAAGATCGGCCTGATGGTCGGGGTATTGCGGTTCAGGGAAGAAGACCGCGCCCTGATCGACACCGAAGTGGCAACCCTGACAGCGGGGTGGTCGCAGCATTCCTTCATCAAGGACAAGCTGGCCGAAAAGGGGATCAGCCTGACGCCATTGATGCTTGTGCAGGTCGAGGATCAGCAAGAGGGCAAGGAAGACCCGGTTGCGCGGGTAAAGGAAAGGCTGATCGAGATCGGAGTGCCCGAGAAGGCCATTGCCGTTCACACCTCGGGCGAGCCTGACCCGGCGTTTCACACGCTTGCCTACGACCCCGAGATCCAGGTTCTGGTGTTCAAACTGGCCGTGGCGACCGGGTTCGACGCGCCGCGCGCCTGGACGCTGGTTTCCGTGCGCCCCTCGCGCGGGCGCGACTTCGGCTTGCAGATCGTAGGCCGGATCATGCGGGTGCATCCGCTCGTGCGCCCGCTGCACGGGACCGAACCGTTGCTGGACCGGGGCTATGTCTTCATGTCGGACCCGGAGTTGCAGGTCGGCCTGGATGAGGCCGCCGCCGATCTGAAAGCGGTGCGCGAGGGGATCGCGGTTCTGACCGATACGCTCGACGTGAATGTGCTGGGGAACGATACGCGGGCGGCAGAAAGCTATGGAGCAACTCCGCTACCGCCCCCGCCCGTGCAGGCCGTGCCGGGTGAGACCGAGGCTGACCGGGCTGAGCGGCAGGTGTCGATGGGGTTGTTGAACCCGAACTATGCCACCGCCTCCACCCTTCGTCAGCAAAGCGCTCTGAGTGCCGTGGAAGGGTTCTCGGCCCCGGCCGCACCGCCGCTGTTCCCGAACCTGCCCGATGTCTTGTCGCCGCGTGTGACACCTACGCAGCCCGCGCCGCAAGAGCATCAGGTCAAGTACCTGCTGCGCACCGATCTGGGCATTCCGACTGCGCTGGTGCGGGAAGAACTGCCGAACCTCTTCGACATTGAAGGCGACCTCTGCCCGCAGATAGCCCGCGAATTTTGCCGCATGGTGCCCATGACTTCGATGCTGTTGGCCGTGAACAGCAACGCCGAACTGTCGATGCGCGACCTCTTCAACGCAGGCCAGACCGACCAGCGCAATCTGAGTGTCAGGATGTCGGCGGCCCGGATTGCGGAACAGGCGCAGGCGCAGCTCATGTTCAATGACGGGATCGACCCGCGTCGTATCCGTGGTGCAGTTGAGGCCGAGCTTGCCCGGTTGTGCCAGAAGGATGGCATTGCCGCCACCAGCCGTGACATTCGCAGGACGATTAACTTGGCCATCCTACGGCAGCCGCAGGCGTTGAAGGAGGCCGTCCGCATCGCACAGGGCCATCACATCCGCCTCGAAAGCAACGAGCCGATCCCCACAGAACAGTTCGGGGCCAAGGATGCTCCAAAGGCAAAGAAGGGGGCCTACGGGGCCTTCATCGGCCGGTTCAATCGACCCGAGCGGGCGTTTGCCGAGATGATGGACAACGATGATACGGGCAAGATCAAGTGGTGGCTGCGGAACCCGGAAAGCGAGAAGTGGGCCACCCGCCTGATCCTGCCAACCGGCAAACGCTTCTTTCCCGATTTCGTCGTCGGGGTCAGTGGACGGCGCACCAGAGACAGCATCGCACTGGTCGAGATAAAGGATGACGGGGAAACCGGACGTTTGCATTCAGACAGCAATGCCATCAAAATCCGATCCGAACACAGCGAGTATAAGAAGGTGTTTTGGTCTTTCCGGGAGGCAGAAGGGGTCTTTCTGAAAGCAGTGTGGCATCAGTCCTACAATCGCATCTTCAGCGCTGGGCCGTTCGAGATCGAAGATATGGTGCTAATCCAATAGCACCCGCGCGACCAAGAGTCTGTCGGCGCATGGACGGCAGGTCTCCACCACCTCCCCCCTCGGCATGGTTCCTCCCCGGCGCCGAATGTATGCGGGGGGGCGCAGCGCGGCATTTCGCTAGCGACATGGATTCTCACCGGGGAATCCAGGCGGAAGCCACCTGCCGCGCGACCTTGGGGAAAACGACTCATTATCAAAGGCTTGCCGAATCACGACCTTGGCGTGCTGGATTCTTTTGCGGAATCCAGGGAATCCAGTTTGTGGAAGCCACCACGCCGGAAGCCAGCCAGCGGAAGCCACCCGCTGTGAAGCCATTGAATCCGCGTGTATTTTCCATTTGACAAAGCTGCCCTCCTTGACCTACCCCTTGAGCATCGAAGAATAGCGCCCGGAGGACCCCTCTCGCGGGCGCTCTCGTTTTCCCCATTGCGAACCCCGATCCTGACGCTGACCCTCCGGTCATCGCGTATCGGCTTGGCCGCCCCTGCCCCAGATGAGGCCCGCCCCATGGACCTGGTGTTCACGCCGAGCCAGATCGAGACTTGGCCTCTCGACCGGCTGCGGCCCTATGCCCGCAATGCCAAGATCCACGGCAGCGACCAGGTGGCGAAGATCGCCGCCAGCATGGCGAAGTTCGGCTGGACAGTGCCCTGCATGGTGGCCGACGATGGCGAGTTGATCGCCGGGCATGGCCGGGTGCTGGCGGCGACCATGCTCGGGTTGACCGAGGTACCGGTGATCCGGCTTGGCCATCTCGACGAGGCCGAGCGCCGCGCCTATCGCATCGCCGACAACAAGCTCACCGAACTGGGCGAATGGGACGAGGCCATGCTGCGCGACGAGATCGCAGGCCTGCTGGCCGAGGATTTCGACCTGTCGCTGCTCGGGATCACCGACGAGGATCTGGACGCCCTGCTGCGCGATCCGGATCAGGTGGAAGGCGGGGCGGTCGAGGGCGAGGACGACATTCCCGAACCGCCGGTCACGCCGGTATCGGTGGCGGGCGACCTCTGGCAGCTTGGGTCACACCGGCTGATCTGCGGCGACAGCACCTCCGCCGATGTGGTCGGGAAGTTGCTGGGCGATGTGCGCCCCCTGCTGATGGTGACCGACCCGCCCTATGGCGTGGAATACGACCCAAGCTGGCGCAACCAGGCGGGCGCGGCCAAGACCCGCCGCACCGGCAAGGTGCTGAACGACGACCGGGCGGATTGGCGGGAAGCCTGGGCGCTGTTCCCCGGCGATGTTGCCTATGTCTGGCACGGCGCGCTGCATGCCGCGACCGTGGCGGACAGCCTGGTGGCGGCAGGTTTTGCCGTGCGGTCACAGATCATCTGGGCCAAGGATCGGCTGGTGCTCAGCCGCGGCGATTATCACTGGCAGCACGAGCCCTGCTGGTATGCCGTCCGCGCGAAGGGCAAGGGCCACTGGGCCGGCGACCGGAAGCAGACGACGCTGTGGCAGATTTCCGGCAAGGACCAGGATGCCGACACGGTTCACGGCACGCAGAAGCCGGTGGAATGCATGCGCCGCCCGATCCTGAACAATTCCAGCCCCCGTCAGGCGGTCTATGAGCCCTTCATGGGCTCCGGCACCACGCTGATCGCAGCGGAAACCACCGGCCGGGTGTGCTTCGGGGTCGAGTTGAACCCGGCCTATGTCGATGTCGCCGTCGAGCGCTGGCAGTCCTTCACCGGCGAGGACGCCGTGCTGGCGGAGACCGGCGAGAGTTTCACCGCCCTCAAGGCCAGGCGGCTCGCGGCATGAATGCGCCCCTCCTGCCCGGCCGGATCGAGCACTGGCCACTTGCGCGCCTCCGGCCCTATGCCCGGAATGCCAAGTCCCATGACGCCAATCAGGTGGCGAAGATCGCCGCCAGCATGGCCGAGTTCGGCTGGACCGTGCCCTGCCTCGTCGCCGCCGATGGCGAGTTGATCGCAGGCCACGGCCGCGTCCTGGCCGCCGCGCAGCTGGGTTTGGCCGAGGCACCCGTCATCGTGCTGGGGCATCTGAGCGAGGCGCAGCGCCGGGCCTATCGGATCGCCGATAACAAGCTGACCGAATTGGGCGGGTGGGACGAGGCGCTGCTGCTCGAGGAACTGCGTGGGCTGCTGGCCGAGGATTTCGACCTCGGACTGATCGGGATCCCGGAGGACGAGTTGGACGCACTGTTGCACGATGCCGACAACGACCGCGCGCCCATCGATGATGACGCGACCGACACCCTCCCGGAGGTCCCGTCCGAGCCGATCACCCAGGCAGGCGACATTTGGGCGCTGGGCGATCACCGCCTGATTTGCGGTGATGCAACCGACCCGTCCATGGTGTCGCGGCTGATGGACGGCGCGCAGGCCTCGCTCCTCTTCACTTCGCCTCCCTATGCACAGCAGCGCGACTATGGCGCGGCGAAGGAAAAGCTCGGCGATTGGGATGCGTTGATGCAGGGCGTCTTCGCCGCGGCGCCCGTCACCGCCGATGCCCAGCTGCTGGTCAACCTCGGCCTCGTGCATCGCGATGGCGAATGGATCCCGTATTGGGAGGGCTGGGTCAACTGGATGCGCGCGCAGGGCTGGCGGCGCTTCGGCTGGTATGTCTGGGATCAGGGGCCCGGCCTGCCGGGCGACTGGAACGGCCGCCTCGCGCCCTCGCACGAGTTCATCTTCCATTTCAACCGCGCGCCGCGCAAACCGCACAAGACCGTCCCGTCGAAGCATGCAGGCGAGGTCCTCGGCGGCGGCGGGCTGCGCGGCGCCGACGGCACAGTCCACGCCAAGCGAGGGGCCGGCAATGCGATCCAGAGCCATCGTATCCCCGACTCCGTATTTCGCATCATGCGCCACAAGGGCGGCTTGGGCGCGGCCGGATCGCACCCGGCAGTGTTCCCGGTGGCGCTGGTCGAGGCAGTGCTCGGGGCCTTCAGCGATCCGGGCGATCTGATTTTCGAGCCGTTCTGCGGCTCGGGCACCCAGATCATAGCCGCCGAACGCGCTGGGCGGCGTTGCTGCGCGATGGAACTGGACCCGGCCTATTGCGACGTCGCCGTGCGGCGCTGGGAGATGGCCACTGGGCGGAAGGCCGCAGTTCTTGACGTCAGTTGAGCCGGTACACCTGCCCTCTGCTCTCCTCTTTGGTGGAGGTCACCGCCAACCCGAGCCGTTTCTTCAAGACGCCGGAGATCACCCCACGCGCGGAGTGACCCATCCAGCCCGTGGCCGCGACAATCTCGGCGATGGAGGCCCCTTCGGGGCGCTGCAGCATCGCGATCAGCATCGCCTGTTTTGTCCCGGTGCGCGGCGTCGGCAGTTTCGGTGCGGGCGGGTTGGCGGGATCCTCTCGGATAACGGCCATCGCCTCGACCGCCACCGGCTCGATCCCGATGGCCAGCAGGCCCGCGTCGGTGACGACCAGCGTGGTGCCATGACCGTCGCCGGTCTCGCGCCAGAGCGGTTCGCCCCGGTGCAGATTGGCATCGACCTCCTGCAGCCAGCCGTGGCCGATCATCCTCGTGACGGCCATCTTCGCCGCCGCCCCGGCCAGCCGCTTGGGCAGCGGCAGGGCGATGTTGTCCGGGCGCTGGGCCCCGGCGCTGAGGACGATGGTCTGTGTTTCGGTGAGTTTCATCATAACGGGTTCCTGTTACTGATCGTGCGCGGCAAGGAAGGTGGTGATGCGCGACAGCAGATCGTTGTAGCCGTTGGCATCGGTCCCGATGATCACGTCGCCATCGTCGTCGCATTCCAGATCGGCGACCTCGCGCAGCAGGGCGATGGCATCGTCGCAGGCGGCGAGGCGCTCGGCCTCCCATGCGGCGGTGATGGCGTCCTGTTCGATCTGGTGGCGCCGGGCGGGGTCAAGCGGCATGTTCGCCCTCCTTGAACGCAGCGTCGGTGATCCGGCGCAGTAGGCTGGCGTAATGCTCCAATGTGCCGACATCGCCCCAGTTGATCTCGTCGGGATGGGCGTTGAAATGATCGGCGCTGAGGGCCTGCAACCGGGCCAACATGCTGTCGATCTCGATCTTCTTCGCAAGGAAGGCATCGAGGGCTGCGGAGTTGTCGGTGGCGCGGCGGGTGCTCATCGGCCGGCCTCAGATCAGCTGCAGATCGGCCAGCACGGCGCTGGCACCGGCCAGCTGCGCGGTCGGCAGTTCGATCTTCAGGTGCGAGATCACGTCCGAGGCGTCGGCCTTGATGCCGTGCCCGCGCAGTTCCGCCTCGATCGCCTCGGCGATGGCGTTCTTGCGGCCGGGATCGAAGCGCGCCGGCAGGGCGGCGTAATCGAGGCGGATGGTGGTGATGGCCATGGTCATGAAGAGGCTCCGGGGGTTGAAGTGCATCGTTTCCGTACCATTGGAATCGCTCTTGCGCGGAGTGTAATCAACCGAAATCAGGAATTATTTCCGTTTATTTGCAATCAGTTGAGACTTTCGGCGACGACATGAAAGGCATGAGCGAGCGCGAGTATTCCGCCCATTCCGGTCTGTCGCGCGGAGCGATCCAGAAGGCGCGCAGAGCCAGTCGTCTGGTGGTGTACGACGATGGCTCGATCAATGCGGCGGCGTCGGACGCCCGTCGGGCGGAGATGACCGATCCGGACCAGCAGCGGCGCAGCACGGGTGCCGACACCGGGTTTTCCGGCCCGGCCGACAGTTCATCCTATCTGAAGGCCCGCACCGCGCTGACGGTCTACCAGGCGCAGGAAAAGCAGCTGGGGATCCAGAAGAAGAAGGGCACGCTGGTGGATCGCGCCCGCGCAGAGACGCTGGTGTTCCGGCTGGCGCGGCAGGAACGGGACGTCTGGGTGACCTGGCCGGCCCGCGTGGCGGCACTGATGGCGGCCGAAGTGGCCGCGGAGGTGGAAAAGCAAACGGCCACGCCGGTGATTATCGAGGCCGCGATCCTGCAGAGGGTGCTGGAAACCCATGTCAGAGCGCAACTCGACGCCCTCGCCGATCTCAGGGTTTCCCTCGGATAGCGATGACCTGACAGACGGCCTCGACCTCGATTTCGACGGTGCCGAGGACATCTTGCGGGTCTGGCGCAGCGGCATGCGGCCCGATCCGGACCTGACCGTTTCGGAATGGGCGGATCAGCACCGCTGGCTGTCGTCACGCGCCTCGGCCGAGCCGGGCCGGTATCGGACGGTGCGCACCCCCTATCTGCGCGGCATCATGGATGCGCTCTCGCCCCGCCACCCGGCGCAGCGGATCAGCTTCATGAAGGCGGCGCAGGTCGGTGCGACCGAGGCCGGCAACAACTGGATCGGCTTCGTGATCCACCACGCGCCGGGGCCAATGCTGGCGGTGCTGCCGACCGTGGAAATGGCCAAGCGCTCCTCGCGCGGTCGCCTTGACCCGCTGATTGCGGAAAGCCCGGTCCTGCGCGCGCTCGTCAATCCGGCCCGCTCGCGGGATGCCGGCAATTCGATGCTGTCGAAGGAGTTTCAGGGCGGCATCCTGGTGCTGACCGGGGCGAACTCGGCGACCGGGCTGCGGTCGATGCCGGCGCGCTACGTCTTCATGGACGAAGTCGACGCCTATCCGGCCTCGGCCGACGAGGAGGGCGACCCGGTCACCTTGGCCGAGGCGCGGACCACCACCTTCTCGCACCGGCGCAAGGTGTTCATGGTCTCGACCCCGACGATCCGGGGGATCAGCCGGATCGAGCGGGAGTTCGAGGCATCTGACCAGCGCCGCTATTTCGTGCCCTGCCCGCATTGCGGGGCGATGCAATGGCTGCAGTTCGACCGCCTGCGCTGGGCGAAGAGAAAGCCCGAGACCGCCGCCTATCACTGCGAGGGCTGCGAGCGCCCCATCGCCGAGCATCACAAGACCCAGATGCTGGAACACGGCGAGTGGCGAGCGACCGCGACCTCGGCCGACCCGAAGGCCATCGGTTTCCACCTCTCGGCGCTCTACTCGCCGTTGGGCTGGAAAAGCTGGGCCGACATTGCGCGGGACTGGCTTGCGGCGCAGGGCTCGGAGGAGATGCTGCGCGCCGCGCGCAACACCCTGCTGGGCGAGACATGGGTCGAGTCGGGCGATGCGCCGGAATGGCAGCGGCTGGCGGAACGCCGTGAAAGTTACGCGGGCGCGCAGATCCCGGCGGGCGGGTTGTTCCTGACCGCAGGTGCCGATGTGCAGAAGGACCGCATCGAGGTCGATGTCTGGGCCTGGGGCCGGGGGCTGGAAAGCTGGCTGGTCGATCACATCGTCATTCCGGGCGGCCCGGATGATCCCACCTGCTGGGACCAGCTGACCGCGCTGCTCGGGCGATCGTGGCAACACGCCAATGGCGCCTTCATGACCGTGGCGAAACTCGGCATCGACACTGGCTACGAGGCCGCGGCGGTCTATGCCTGGTCGCGCAAGGCGGGGTTTGAGCAGGTCGCGCCCCTCAAGGGCCTCGAAGGGTTCAACCGGGCGACGCCAGTGTCGGGGCCGACTTTCGTCGACGCGACCATCGGCGGCAAACGTCTGCGCCGCGGTGCTCGGCTGTGGTCGGTGGCCACCGCCAGCTTCAAGGCCGAGACCTATCGCTTCCTGCGGCTGGAGCGGCCCAGCGACGAGGACCGGGCGCTGGGCGTTCAGGATGCCCCCGGCACCGTGCACCTGCCCGACTGGATCGACAGCGAATGGCTGAAGCAGCTGGTGGCCGAACAGCTGGTCACGATCCGCAACAAGCGCGGCTATGCCCATCAGGAATGGCAGAAGATGCGCGAGCGCAACGAGGCGCTGGACACCCGCGTCTATGCCCGCGCCGCGGCATGGATCCTCGGGGCGGATCGCTGGGACGAGGCGACCTGGCGGCGGCTCGAGGCGCAGGCCGGCGTGGAAACCCGCATGCCTGCTGCCATCGCGTCTGACGCCGCACCGCCCGACCCGGCCCAGCCCAAGGCCGGAACCCTGACCACACCACGCCGGAAACGGCGGGCCTATACGCCCAACTTCATGAGGAACTGATGGAACTGGACCGGATGCAGGCCCTGCTGACGGCGCTGCAGGAAGCCCGCTACGCCGGGCTGCGCAGCGTCAGCTACGACGGCAAGACCGTGAGTTATGGCTCGGATGCGGAACTGGCCGCCGCCATCCGCGATCTCGAAGCCCGCATCGCAGCGATCAGCGGCGCCCCTGCCCGGCGCCGCCGCTGGGGCACCGTGGCGACGAAGGGTCTGTGAGCCATGGCCTTCGACGCCTTCCGCCAGCGCCTCGGCTCGATCATCGGCGGCTTCGATGCGGCACAGTCGCAGCGCCGGCTGCGCGGCTTTCGCGCCAGCCGCGCGCATGTGAACACGCTGATCGCGGCCTCGGGCGAGACCATCACCGCCCGCGCCCGCTGGCTGGTCAGGAACAACGGCTATGCCGCGAACGCGGTCGATGCCTTCGCCAACCATGTCGTCGGCGACGGCATCAAGCCCAGCTCGAAGATCGCGGACGCTGCGCAGAAGGAAGCACTGCAAAAGCTCTGGCTCGCCTGGACCGACGAGGCCGATGCCGAAGGGCTGACCGATTTCTACGGGCTGCAGCGCCGGGCAGCGCGGGAAGTGTTTCTGGCCGGCGAGGTCTTTCTGCGCCTCCGCACCCGCCGCCCCGAGGATGGGCTCACCGTGCCGATACAGCTGCAGATGCTGCCCTCGGAGATGCTGCCGCTCGACATGAATCGCCCCCTTCCCGGCGCGGGATCGATCCGCCAGGGCATCGAGTTCGATGGCATCGGCCGCCGCGTGGCCTATCACTTTCTGCGCCGCCACCCGGGCGACATGACCGATCCGGGACTGGCCGGGGAAACCGTCCGGGTTCCGGCCTCCGAGGTGATCCACATCCTCGATCCCCTAGAGGCGGGCCAGCTGCGCGGCGTGTCGCGCTTTGCCGCGGCCGTGGTGAAGCTCTTCACCCTCGACCTTTACGACGATGCCGAGCTGGAGCGGAAGAAGACTGCGGCGATGTTCGCGATGTTCATCACCTCGCCCGCCCCGGAAACCGCCCTCGATCCGGCCGAGGACGATCTGGAGGTCGAACCCGGTCAGGTGGTGCGGCTCGATCCCGGCGAGGATGTGACCACTCCGGCAACCCCGGATTCCGGATCCACCTATGAGCCCTTCCAGTACCGCACGCTGTTGCAGATCGGCGCGGCGCTGGGCGTGCCTTACGGTTATCTCACCGGCGACACCGCGAAGGGGAACTTCTCCAACACCCGCATTGCGCTGATCGACTTCCGCCGCCGCATCTCGGCCTTCCAGCATTCGGTGATGGTCTATCAGCTCTGCCGAGCGGTCTGGACGCGCTGGCTGGACATGGCGGTGTTGTCGGGCGCCATCGACCTGCCCGGTTATGCCACCGAGCGGCGCCAATACCTCGCCTGCGACTGGCTGCCGACCAAATGGGACTGGATCGACCCGGCCAAGGACGCGGCGGCGGAGATCCTGCAGATCGAGGCGGGACTCAAATCCCGCAGCCAGGCCATCGCCGAGCGCGGCTTTGACGCCGAACAGGTCGACCGGGAAATCGCCGCCGAACGCCAGCGCGAGGCCGAGCTGGGGCTGGACTTCCGGCGGCCGGGATCACCGGCGCAGGCGGCGGGTGGCGGCGCTGGCCCGGGTGATACCCAAAACGAGCGGCAGGATCAGCAGAGCAGCGGCGATCTGGAAGACAACGGCGACGACCGGGAACTCAGGTCCGCGGAGAAAGCATGATACATCACACCCAGATCGCCCAGCGTGTCTTCAACACGCCGCTGATGGTCGATCCGGCCAAGGCGCTGGCCTTCCTCGCCGGCCTCGGGCCTCGCATCGCCGGGCAGGACATCACCTTCCAGGGGCTGGAGGTGGAAGCCGCCGACCTAACTGCCGCCAACCTGCCCGTCCGGGCCTCACTCTTCGATGACGACCTGACCAACCGGCAAGCGCGGAACGGCACCCAACCCTTCGCGGTGGTGAACAGCATCGCCGTGATCGAGATCGCCGGCACATTGGTGCATCGCGGGGCGTGGATCGGGCAGTCCTCGGGGCTGACCTCCTATGAGGGCATCGCCGCCCAGCTTTCGGCGGCGCTTGCCGATCCGGCGATCCGCGGCATCGCGCTCGACATCGACAGCTTCGGCGGCGAGGTGGCCGGCGCCTTCGATCTCGCCGACCGCATCCGCGCGGCGCGGGCGCTGAAGCCGATCCACGCCTTCGTCGCCGACCATGCGCTGTCGGCCGGCTATGCGCTGGCCTCGCAGGCCGACCGCATCATCCTGCCCCGCACTGGCGCTGTCGGCAGCATCGGCGTGCTGGCGATGCACAGCGACATGAGCGGCGCGCTCGACAGACAAGGCATTGCCGTCACCCTGATCCATGCCGGGGCGCGCAAGGTCGATGCCAATCCCTACCAGCCGCTGCCCGAGGTCGTCCGTGCCCGGATCGCCGGCGAGGTCGAGGATCTGCGCCAGCTCTTCGCCGAGACCGTCGCCGAGGGTCGTGGCACCCGGCTCGACACCCAGCGCGCGCTCAGCACCGAAGCCGCCGTCTTCCGCGGCGAAGCGGCGGTCTTTGCCGGTCTTGCCGATGAGGTCGCCGATCCAGTCACCGCCTTCCGCGCTTTCGCAGCCGTACCAAGCGACCACTTTCGCGCCTCACAGCGCCACATCACCACAAAAGGAAAGGACCCTCTGATGACCAGCAACACCGATGACGATGTACAGACCACTCCGGCAGGGCCCGCCGCCGCCGCGCCGGAACTGTCCGCGATCCCGACGGTCGCAGCGCCGACTCCGGCAGAGGCAGCCACGCCGTCGAAAGCCGAAGCAGCCCCCTCAATCGAGGCCATCCGCGCCGAAGCGGCCGAGGTCGCACAGGTCTGCGCCCAGGCGGCGCGGCTCGGCGTGAGCATCGACGCTGCCGATGCCGTGGCCCGTGGTCTGAAACCAGAAGCTCTGCGGGCGAAGGTGCTGGCCGATCTGGCCGCCCGCAGCGACGCGGCGGGGATCATCGCCACCGCCCCGGCCGCAGCCGCGAAGGAAAGCCCCATCATCGCCGCCGCCCGCAATTCCGCCGCCTCGCGCTGATTTCCCCCTACCTGTCCCCCGATATTCCGGAGTCTGAACCATGCCCGTCCTGACGCAACCGCCCTCGATGGGCGATGTCCTCAAATACGAGTTGAACCCCAACTACAGCCGCGAGGTTGTGACGCTGCTCGCGGGCACCAACTATCCCGTCGGCGCGGTGCTGGGGCAGATCACCGCCAGTGGCAAATACGCAATCTCAGCCGCCACCGGCTCGGACGGGGCCGAGACTGCCGCTGCGGTGCTGCTCTACGCCACCGACGCCACGCTGGCCGATGCCACCGGCATCGTGATCGCGCGCGGCCCCGCCATCGTCTCGCGCGCAGGCCTCGTCTTCGACGCCAGCGTCGATGACGCCACCAAGGCTGCAGCCAAGATTGCCCAGCTGGCCGCCGCCGGCATCGTCACCCGTGACGGCGCCTGACGCGCGACCTCGGCGCCCTCTTTCCATACATCCCCGGAGCCATGCCATGACCATCACCCGCAATCCCTTTGACGCCGGCGGCTATTCGCTGGCCGAGATGACGCAGGCCATCAATATCCTGCCCGATCTTTACACCCGCCTCGGACAGCTCGGCCTCTTTCGCTTCGAAGGCGTCAGCCAGCGCGCGGTGATCATCGAGCAATATGAAGGTGTGCTGAGCCTGCTGCCCTCGGTCCCGCTGGGTGGCCCCGCCACTGTCGGCACCCGCGAGGGCCGGTCCATGCGCAGCTTCGCGCTGCCGTGGATCCCGCATGATGATGTCATCCTGCCCGCCGACATCCAGGGGGTTCCGGCGCTCGGGGTTTCGGATGCGGTCGATCCGCTGGTCGGCGTGATGAGCCGCAAGCTGATGCTGATGCGCCGCAAGCATGCCCAGACCCGCGAATACATGGAGATGAACGCGCTGCGCGGCATCGTGAAGGACGGGGCGGGCACCACCCTCTACAACTATTTCACCGAATTCGGCCTCGCGCAGATCTCGGTCGATTTCCTGCTGGGCACAGCCGGCACCAATGTGCAGGCCAAGGTCCGCGAGGTTTTGCGCGCCATCGAGGACAATCTGCTGGGCGAGGCAATGACCGGCGTGCATGCGCTGGTCAGCCGCGAGTTCTTCGACAAGCTGATCGGCCATGCCAAGGTCGAGGAAGCCTACAAGTTCTACGCCGCGACCGGCGCCCAGCCCTTGCGCGAGGACATGCGCCGCAACTTCCCCTTCGCGGGCATCCTGTTCGAGGAATGTTCCGGCGCGGTCACGCTTTCCACCAGGGCAAGCGAACGGCTGGTGCCCGCAGGCGAAGGCATCGCCTTCCCGCTCGGCACCATGGACACATTCACCACCTATGGCGGCCCGGCGAACCTGCTGGAAACCGCCAATACCATCGGCCTGCCGCTCTATGCCCGCCAGCATCTCGACGAGAAGGGCCGCTGGATCGACCTGATGACCGAAGCCTCGATCCTGCCGGTCAACAAGCGGCCCCGGCTGGCGATCCGGATCCACAGTCCAAACTGACGGGTTCGCCGGTGTCCGCCTTCGCCAACGCCATGGACCGCATCTTCAGCCATGCCGCCATGGCGAAGCCGGCGCTGTGGATCTCGGCCAGCACATCCGAGGAGCGAACCATCCGCGTGATCCGCCGCGCCCCCGACCGCGTCACCGAGTTCGGCGCCGGGCGCTTCGTCAGTGATACCACCATGGTGGACGTCCGCGTGGCCGATCTGCCGGCCCCGCGCCCCGGCGATCTGATCGTCATCGGCGCGGACAGCCATGTTATCCAAGGGGAACCCCTGCGCGACCGCGAGCGGCTGATCTGGACGCTAGACCTGAGGCCGGCATGAAAATCAGCCTGTCCGTCACGGATATCGCCAAGCTGATGCAGGCGGAGATCGCCGCCGGCGAAAAGGCCGTGTCAACCGCAATCAGGGATGCCGGCACCGGCCTCAAGACAGCATGGCGCGGCCAGATCACCGGCGCAGGTCTTGGGGCGCGGCTTGCCCGCACCATTCGCTCGCAGAACTATCCTGCCGGCAACAACAGCCTGAACGCCGCCGCGCTGGTCTGGTCGAAGGCTCCGGCGATCATCGGCGCACATGACACGGGACCGCTGATCCGCTCGCGCGATGGCTTCTGGCTGGCGATCCCCACGCCTGCCGCCGGAAAATCCCTGCGCGGCGGCCGCATCACGCCGCTGGAATGGGAACGCCGCACCGGATTGCGCCTGCGCTTCGTCTATCGCCGCCAGGGCCCGAGCCTGCTGGTGGCCGAGGGGCGGTTGAACAGCAAAGGCCGCGCCACCGCCTCGCGCTCGAGGACCGGACGCGGGCTGACGACCGTGCCGATCTTCCTGCTGGTGCCGCAGGTCAGGCTGTGCAAGCGGCTGGATCTGGCGCGCGATGCGGAACGAGCGGTCGACAGCGTGCCGGGGCGGATCGTGGCAGGGTGGGTAAACGCCTGAAGGACTCGTAGAAGAGAGGCGGCGCCTATGTAATATAACATGCTGACCGGTGCCGAGGACGAGGATCCTCCTGAGTTCAGGACCCATTATCGCTTCTGGCTCCCACACTTCTGGCTCCCAACAGGCTGTCAAACTGTGCTAACCTGACAAGAGGTGCAACGGAACTCCGATTTGTAGGTCAAGTGATCAGGGGCAAAGAAGACTACCAGAATAATCGGGTTTTCCTACTTGCGCTTGTAAAGGCGTGGCGCGGAGGCCCGGGGCGGTTCTACGCCTATACGTTCGGAGCGGGCTTGCTGGCTTTTATTGGTGCGCCTTGGTGGGCGCCTGTCATTGAGGCGATAGGCACTTGGATTTTAGTGAAGATCGCGACCCTTGCCAATGTGGTGCCACCCCAAAAGGGGCCATCGGTTTCGCCGTGGCTCGTTGCGGCTGGCGGCTTCATCATCTGCATTGCCTCGATGAGAATGTTTTATTTGATTCAAGTCACGGCCACGAAAAGTGAACCACTTCCTACTGAAGGCCACACCAACGTTAATATTCCTCAAGGATCAGATTTGAAGTCGGGCATCGACTGCATAACAATTCCACGAGGCATGGTTGTGACAGCACTCGATATCCCAGAACACTTGCTAAACGCGCCTCTCAAATCGGGACATTACGATTGGCGATCGAAGGAGGACGCAATAAGCGGGCTTGGCTCCCTGCTCAATGGGAGGAAGCCGATTCGCATTGAAGTAACCGAGACGCCGGGTGGATACCGGATTTCTGGAAAGGAAATGGACTGATGTCTAGCAGGTGCGATTGTCCCAGCCCTCCAGGGGGAGCAGTTACATGCAGCCCGGAAGACTTTGCTTACTGCTATGTACTTGACGGCAGAGTTCAGTCTGGATGCTACAAGGCTAAGCCTAACGTGACCGCGAAGGAATTTGCCTTCCTCGCATTCGTAGTGGATGAGCTGCCCTCTGGTTACGGCGAAGAACTGCAGAACCAGTGGGACACCGTACGTATGCGCCATACAATGGTAAGTGACGACGGGAATTTCAGGTTCAATTTCAGCCCGCCAGAAAGCGGGACGGAAAGCGAACCCCAGAAACTTTTCCAGCAAACCTGAGCGACCCGAAGGTTTTATTTACGAGAGAGGCACTGACGATGCAGGCAGGGTTTTGGTGTTTTGACGTTCGGGACAGTATGGCGTTCATTACCCTCCTCCTGTATCAGGATGATTGCGATTAGGACGCCTGACATTTCTTGAATGTGAGGGATACCGTCGAGCCACAACCTTTCACCGTACCCGAATACGGCAACGGCAGGGTTCACGTTCCTTTTCGCACTGTAACCGAAGAGCAGAAAAAGCCTCCAATTATCCGTCGACGGAGCCCTCAGCGTTGGATCAGATAAAGTGCCCACCACCCGCGAAGCCATCCTCTCCGCGCTGCACGCGCGGCTGCAGCCGCTTGCCGCCCTCACCCTGCGCGATGAGGTGCTACCCGAGCGGATCCCGGCGGCCGGGCTGATCATCCTGCGCGACGGCCAGCCGGGCGAGCCGGAGGTAACGCTCTCGCCATTGCGCTATCACTACCAGCACCGCGCCGAGTTGGAGGTCGTTGTTCAGGCGGGCAACGGCCGGGCCGGTGCCTTTGACAACCTGATCGCCGCTATCGGCGCGGCGCTGGAGACTGACCGGACACTGGGCGGACTCTGCGACTGGGTCGAGCCGGAAGCCCCGGCGTCGGTCGATCTGCCCGTTGAAGGCGCCGCGACGCTGAAAGCGGCGGTGATCATCGTCGTCTTGCACTACACCACAACCGGGCCGCTGGCCTGACGGGAACCCGCCACTCGTCTCAGCAGGTGCCGTAATAGCCCCGCGAGTAGCGGCAGTACTCCGTGGCAACTCCCGCCCAGATCATCACGGCGGCGATGTCGCGTCCATCCGGCAGAAAGCATTGGGCGGCGATGCGGTCGTAGCGGTCGATATCACGCTGGTTGCAGTGCAGTCTCCTGCCCGAAACCAGCTGCCGCATCGCCGCGGTGGCGTCAGACCCACCCGGCCGGTTCCATTCCGGCGCGTCCAGGCCCCAGACCCGGATGCGGCGGCTCTCGCCCTGAAGCGCGAAGGTATCGCCGTCGATCACCCTGCTGACGGTACCGGCAAACGCTGCCGAGCCCTGCGGGACATCGGCCTGTTGCGGCGGTGGCGGCGCACAGCCGGACAGGATGACGGCAAGGGCGGCAACCCGAAGAAATAAAGATGGCTTCATGCGCCGGGAATGCCCTCGGGCAGAGCCCGAGATCAAGCCTCTTAGCGGAAATCAGTTAAGGAGAAGGAATCCCCCCATGGCACGCGCACAAGGCGCGCGGTCGCAACTCGCGGCTGCGTTCGAAACGGTCTACGGCACTGCCCCGGCCAGCGGCTACACCCGCCTGCCCTTCGCGTCCTCGACGCTCAGCGCCGAGCAGCCGCTGCTGAGTTCGGAACTGCTGGGCTATGGCCGCGATCCGCTGGCTCCGGTCAAGGATGCGATCACCGCCGATGGCGGTCTGACCATCCCGATTGATGCCGAAGCCTTCGGGTTCTGGCTCAAGGCCGCGTTCGGCGACCCGACCACCACAGGCACCGCGCCGGGGCCCTACACGCATGAATTCCGCTCGGGGAGTTGGGCGCTGCCCAGCATGTCGATCGAGACCGGCATGCCGGAGGTGCCGCGCTTCGCCATGTATTCGGGCGTGATGGTCAACCAGCTCAGCTGGACCATGCAGCGTTCCGGCCTGCTGACCGCCAGCGCCCAGCTTGTGGCGCAGGGCGAGACCGTGGCCAGCACCTCGCAGGCCGGCACGCCGGCTGATCTGGACCTGATCCGCTTCGGACATTTCAACGGCGCTATCACGCGCAATGGCGCAGCGCTGGGCAATGTGATCTCGGCCCAGATCACCTATGCCAACAATCTCGACCGGATCGAGACCATTCGGGCCGACGGCATGATCGACGGCGCGGACCCGTCCATCGCCGCGCTGACCGGCCAGATCGAGGTCCGCTTCGCCGATATGGTGCTGATGAACCAGGCCATCGCGGGTGGGCCGTGCGAACTGGAATTCGCATACACCCTGACCAGTGGCGAAAGCCTGACCGTCACCGCCCATGCCGTCTATCTGCCCCGTCCCCGCATCGAGATCAGCGGGCCGCAGGGCATTCAGGCCAGCTTCGACTGGCAGGCCGCGCGCGGGTCCAGCCCGGAGCGCATGGCGACCATCACCCTTGTCAACGACATCGAGGAATATTGAACCTTGATCCGCTCCTTGGAGACCGGGAGGGAATTGCCCTATGATGCAGCCCGATTGCCAAAGAAGAAGGTCCCCGCGATGACACCTGCCGACATCATGGCCGCATTGGAACACCGAGGGCCATTGCCACGCGAGGCGCTGGAAGCGGCGGGGCAATCTCGCGAGGCCATGGTCCCTGTCTTTCTTGACTATATCAAGCGGCTGCAAGCCGTGCATCCCGACGATCTGAGAGGCATGAATGCCTTCATATTCATCTTCTTCCTGCTGGCGGAATGGCGCGAAACCCGCGCCTATCGCCCACTGGCCCAGATGCTCCGAAGCGATCCGGCGTTCCTGGAGGAAGTGCTGGGGGATACGATCACCGAAGACTCGGCCCGCGTCATGGCCGGCGTGTTCGACGGCGACCTGCAGCCGCTGTTCGACATCCTTCTCGATGATGCGGCCGAGACCTTCCTGCGCGGCGAGATGTTCGACACATTGGCCATTCTCGCCCTGCAAGACCCGACCCTCCTTCCACAGATCACGACCTTCCTGACCGAGTTCTTCGACCGGGGCAGCACCGCCACAGACGAGAATGTCTGGTGGGCATGGACGGAATGCATCGCCGCCCTTGGTCTTTCAGACATGGAAACCGCAGTGCGCGCAGTGTTTGACCGTGGCCTGATTCCCCCGAATCATAGTGGATTCGAGGATTTTGCCAAACGGCTGCAGGCAACCGTGGCGGCCGGGCACCCCGCCTGGTTCACCGGCCAGCGCAGCAACAACCCGGTCGAGGACACGATTGCCGAACTGGCGACCTGGTATTGCTTTTCACCGGAATATCTCAAGAAGATGGCCGACGAGCGTCTGGCCATAACCTCGAACCTGATGCCCGACAGAGAAGACCCGTTTGATGACATCATGGCCGAGAAGACCGGCCGCAATGATCCCTGCCCTTGCGGCAGCGGCAAGAAGTTCAAGAAATGCTGCCTGCAATAATCTGACACGTCCATCACTTTCGCCGATCAACCTTCAGGCGGCGTGCTCCGGCACGTCGCCTTTTCATTTGGAGAACCACGCATGATCCGCCTGAACATGACCACCGACGCGCGCTGGGTCGATCTGCTGCCGGGGCTGCGCCTTGTGGTCTGGCCTGTGACCACCACAATCATGGCGGCTGCCCGCGCGGATGCGGCGCTCAATGATCTCGACGACGACTCGCCCAGGGAGATGCTGGCCGTGACCATGGCGCAGGCCGTGGCCCGGCGCATCGTGGTCGATTGGACAGGTGTCGGCGATGACGATGGCAACCCCCTGCCGGTCACGCCCGAAGGCATCGACGCGCTCTTGAACATCTGGCCGGTGTTCGAGGCGTTTCAGGAGAAGGTTCTCGGCCCCTATCTGGTGCTGGATGCGGAAAAAAACGTCTCAGCGCCCTCGCCGAATGGCATTTCGGCGGGGGCGACCGATATTGCGACGCCTGCCCCGGACGCTGCCCCGACTGCCCTGCCCGGCTGAACAGTCCTGAAACGCATGAGGGCTGGCAGGTCTGGGATCTGGCCGGGAGGCTGAGCGGTCAGCTGCGGGCCATCCCCGGCGCGGTTCTCGGCTGGGACATGGGCGCGGCGCTGGAAATGGGCCGCGCGCTGGGCATTGCACCGCTCGCGGTCGTGGAACTGCTGCCGGTGATCGAGGCGGAAATGATCCGCAAGACCAACCAGAAGATCGAGGAAGGTCGAAAGGATGGCTGAGAAGAAAGTTTCCGTTCGTCTGGTCGCTGAGAACGGACGCCAGGTCCGGGCGGAACTGGAGGGCGTCGGCAATGCGGGTGCAGAGAGCTTCAAGCGCATGTCGCGTGAGGTCGACACCGCCGGCATCATGCTGCGCCGCCTCGCGGGCATCGCCGCAGGCGCGCTCTCGATCCGGCAGGTGGCGCAATATGCCGATACCTGGACCGATCTGCGCTCGCGGGTCGATCTGGCGACCGGATCGCAGGAGCGTGGGGCCGCGGTCATGGAACGTCTGGCTGCGATGGCGCGGCGCACCTATTCCGATCTTGGTCAAACGGCGGAAAGCTGGCTCGCCAATGCCACCGCGCTGCGCGAACTGGGCCTGTCCACCGCCGAGAGCCTCGATTTCACCGAAGCGCTGAACAATGCGCTGGTGGTCTCGGGGGCCAAGGCCGAGCGCGCGGCCTCCGTCCAGAATGCGCTCTCCAAGGCCATGGCGCTGGGCAGCCTGTCGGGTGACAACCTCAACACCGTGATCCAGACCGGCGGGCGGGTCGCAGAGCTACTGGCGGCGGAACTCGGCACCACCGTCTCAGGGCTGCGCCAGATGGGCCAGCAGGGCGCAATCACCGGCGATGTCATCCGCACCGCTCTGGTCGGCAATCTGGAGCTGCTGCGCGAGGAGGCCGACAGCATGCCGGCCACCATCACTGATGCCTTCACACTGATCGGCAATGCGGCGCTGCAGCTGGTTGGCTCCTGGGACCAGTTGTTGGGTGCCTCCTCCACCGTCGCCGCGGCGCTGATCGTCCTCGCCGACAACATCGAGCGGCTGGCCTCGATCGGCATCGCCTTCGCCGCATTCATGGCCGGGCGCTGGGTGGCCGCCTTCGTCGCCGCCCGCGTGGCGACCTTCTCGCTATCCACGGCGCTGACCGTGCTGCGCGGGGCGCTGATCCGCACCGGCATCGGCGCCCTGATCGTCGCGGCGGGCGAGCTGATCTACCAGTTTTCCTCGCTGGTCAAATCGGTCGGCGGCATCGGCACAGCGTTCAAGCTGCTGGGTGGCGTGGCCCGAGAGGTCGGCCAGAGGATCGTCCTGGCGTTTCAGGCATCATTCGCCCTGCTGAATGCCGCCTGGGATGGCTATCGCGCCTATGTGTTCACGGTGCTCGACCTGATCGTGACCGGCGCGGTCACCGCCGTCGACCGATATGTCGCGGTCTGGCACGGTGGCTTCGAGGCGATCAAGGCGATCTGGGCTCTGCTGCCCGATGCCATCGGCGATCTGGCGTTCAAGGCGGCGAACGGGCTGATCGCCGGCGTCGAGGCCATGCTGAACGGCGTCGTCACCCGGATCAACCGTTTCATCGGTGGCATCAACGCCGCCCTCGCCATGCTGCCGGAATGGGCTGTCGGCGAAGGAGGCGCGCATATCGGCCTTCTGGACCCGTTCAGCATCGGCCGCATCGACAACCCGTATGCCGGGGCTGCTGGCAATGCGGCTGCCGCTGCCGCCGGGGCCTTCGCCGATGCCTGGGACCGGAGCTACATCGAGACCCCGGACCTGTTCGGCAATCTCGCCGTTGAGGCCGCCGCCGCGGCGTCCGCGCATCTCGACGCCGCGCAGGCGCTGGGCGAGGCGGCGGTCGCGCCGCTGGAAAGCTGGCAGACGCTGAAGGATGCGGTCACCGCCTCGGGCGAGGACGGCGCAAACGCTCTGGACGATGCCGCTGGCGCAGCCGAGCGGGTTGCCGGCGCCGTGGATCGCGCTGGCAGCGCCGCAGGCCGGGCCGGTGCTGCTGGCAAGAAAGCCGGTGAAGACACTACAAACGGCGCGGAACAGGCGAAACAGGGCTGGGACGCGGTTACCGCCTCGCTCTCCGACTATGCGGAAAAGGCCCGCAGCATTGGTGGCGATATCGGCAACGCGCTGGTCGGAGCCTTCCAGAGCGCCGAGAACGCCATCGGCGATTTCGTGAAATCCGGCAAGATGAACTTCCGCGATCTCGTGACCTCGATACTGGCCGATATGGCGAAGCTGGGCGCGCGCCGGTTCCTGCTCGGGCCGCTTGCGAATGTGCTCTCCGGGGCGCTGGGCGGCATCGGCGGCGGTGTGCTGGCCAACGTCCTCCATGCCGGCGGCATGGTCGGCGGCGCAGCGCCATCCCGCATGGTCTCGGCCATGGCCTTCGCCAATGCGCCCCGGATGCATTCCGGAGGCTGGGCGGGTCTGCGCTCGGACGAGGTGCCGGCGATCCTGCAGCGCGGCGAGCGGGTGCTCTCGCGCCGGGAGGTCGCCAGCGGCGCAGGTGGGGTCACCATCAACATCAACGCCCGCGATGCCGAAAGCTTCCGGCAATCGCGGGCGCAGATCAGCGCGGACATTGCCCGCGCCGTCGCGATGGGAAGGAGGGGGATGTAATGGCGTTTCACGAGGTCCGCTTCCCGGACAATATCAGCCGGGGCGCGCGCGGCGGCCCGGAACGGCGCACCCAGATCGTGGAACTGGCCTCGGGCGACGAGGAAAGGAACGCCAGCTGGGCCAACTCGCGCCGCCGCTATGACATCTCCTATGGCATCCGCCGTGCCGATGATCTGGCGGCGGTGGTGGCCTTCTTCGAGGCGCGCAACGGCCGGCTGCACGGGTTCCGCTTCAAGGACTGGTCGGATTACAAGTCCTGCACCCCGTCCGCGGTGCCGGCGCACCAGGATCAGTTGATCGGGACCGGCAACGGAATCGCGACTGCGTTCCAGCTGGTGAAGCGATATGCCTCCGGGGCGCAGTCCTGGACTCGCTCGATCACCAGGCCGGTCGCGGACAGCGTCAGTCTGGCGCTGGGAAGCGTCGAGCAGCTTTCGGGTTGGTCCGTCGATCCGGCGACCGGCGTCATCACCTTCGCCACAGCGCCCGCCGCCGGCGTGGCCGTGCGCGCGGGGTTCGAGTTCGATGTGCCGGTGCGATTCGACAGTGACACGCTCGATGTCACCCTCGATATCGAGCGGCTCGGCTCGATCACCTCCATCCCGCTCGTGGAAATCCGCCGATGAAATCCCTCTCCCCTGCCCTGCAGGCGCATCTGGACGATGGCACCACCACCTTGGCGTGGTGCTGGAAGATCACCCGCGCCGATGGCCAGAGCTTCGGTTTTACCGATCATGATTGCCCGCTTGCCTTCGGCGGTACAGACTATGAGCCGGAAAGCGGCCTGTCGGCATCGGAAATCCGGTCCGGTTCGGATCTGGCCGTGGATTCGCAGGATGCCGAAGGAGCGATGACCTCCGACCGGATCACCGAGACCGACATTCTGGACGGGCGCTGGGACAACGCACTGGTCGAGGTCTGGCGGGTGAACTGGGCCGCCCCCGGCCAGCGGGTTCTAATCCGGCGCGGTGCCATCGGCGAGTTGCGCCGCGGGCGCATGTCCTTCGTCGCCGAGGTGCGCAGCATGGCGCATGTGCTGGGTCAGACGGTCGGCCGGGTCTATCAGGGCACCTGCGATGCGGCACTGGGCGACAGCCGCTGCGGGGTGAACATTGCCGCCGCCGCTTATCGCGGCACCGGCGCGGTGGTCGATCCGATCCGCGACCGCGCCTTCACCGCCTCCGGCCTCGGTGGCTTCGCCAGCGGCTGGTTCAGCTTCGGTCATCTGGAATGGACGAGCGGCCCGAACAGCGGTCGGCTGGCCGAAGTGATGCTGCACGAGATCGCCTCCGGCGTGGTCACCATCACGCTGCTGGAAGCGCCTGTGCGCGCGGTCGCGGGCGGCAATGCGTTCACCATCCGCGCCGGCTGCGACAAGCGCAGCGCGACCTGCGCGGCCAAGTTCAGCAACATCGCCAACTTCCGCGGCTTCCCGCATATCCCCGGCCAGGACGCGGTTGTCCGCTACGCCACGGCGGATGGCGGGCACGAGGGGGCGGTGCTGTGAGAGGCGCGGCAGTTGCTGCACCGCATGCAGCATCTGATGCCCGGCCCGCCGATCCCCGATCCGTGATCGCCGCCGCGCGCGGCTGGCGCGGCACGCCCTATCACGACCAGGCCAGCGTTCGGGGCGTCGGCTGCGACTGCCTCGGGCTGGCACGCGGGGTCTGGCGCGAGGTGGTCGGCTCGGAGACGCTGCCGGTTCCACCCTACAGCCACGATTGGGGCGAGATCGGCAAACGCGAGGTTCTGGCCGACAGCGCGGCGCAGGTGATGATCCGCATCGATCCGGCAGAGGCCGGGCCCGGCGCGGTCGTACTGTTTCGCATGCGCGCGGGCGCCATCGTCAAGCATGTTGGAATCCTGACCGGTCCCGGCAGCTTCGTCCACAGCTACGAGCGGCTCGGCGTGATCGAGGAGCCGCTCACCATCGCATGGCGGCGGCGCATTGCCTTCGCATTCCTGTTCCCGCGCCCGGCTCGCGCCCTGCACAAGAAGAAGACCTGACTCATGGCAACCATCCTTCTCGGCGCGGTCGGCACCGCCATCGGCGGCGGCTTCGGCGGCACGATCCTCGGCCTCTCCGGCGCTGCCATCGGCGGCATGATCGGCTCCGGCATCGGCTCGATGGTCGACAGCTGGATCGTCTCGTCGATGTTGCCCGGCCAGCGCATCGAGGGCGCGCGCATGGACAGCCTGCGCGTCACCTCGGCGACCGAAGGCGTGGTAATCCCGCGGCTCTATGGCCGCATGCGCATCGGCGGCAATATCATCTGGGCGACCGACTTCCGCGAGGAAACCAATGTTCACCGCCAGGGGGGCGGCAAAGGCGGCGGGCAGAAGGTCACCACGACCGAGTACCTCTACTATGCCAGTTTCGCGGTCGCGCTCTGCGAAGGCACGATCACCGGCATTGGCCGCATCTGGGCTGATGGCGAGATCGTGGATCTCAGCGAGGCGACGTGGCGCTGGTATTCGGGCAACGAGGCACAGGCCCCCGACCCCTTCATCGCGGCGAAGATGGGGGTGGGGAACACGCCTGCCTATCGCGGCACCGCCTATGTGGTGTTCGAGGAACTGCCGCTGGCGCGCTTCGGCAACCGCCTGCCGCAACTGTCCTTCGAGGTGTTCCGGCCTCTGGACGATGCCGACACCGCCGAGGGGCTGGTGCCCGCGGTCACCGTTATCCCGGCGTCGGGAGAATGGTCCTACGCAACCCAGATCGTGCGCAAGGCCGGGGATGGCGACAGCGCGGCCGAGAATGTCAACGCCATGGCCGGAACCGCCGACATGGTGGTTTCGCTGGACCGGCTGGAAGCCATGGTGCCAAAGGTCGAAAGCGCCTCGCTGGTGGTGTCCTGGTTCGGCGACGATCTGCGCGCCGGAAGCTGCACGATCCGCCCGAAGGTCGAAATGGCGCAGAAGAACACCACGCCTGCGTGGAGCGTCAACGGCGTGAGCCGCGGCGATGCGCTGGTGGTCAGCCAGGACGATCAGGGGCGGCCGATCTATGGTGGCACGCCAGCGGATTTCTCGGTGCTGCAGGCCATCCGCGAGATGAAGGCGCGCGGGCTCAAGGTGACCTTCTATCCGTTCCTGATGATGGATGTCCCGGCCGGCAACACCCTGCCGGATCCCTACAGCGACAAAGCCGCCGCCATCGGTCAGCCAGTGCTGCCCTGGCGCGGCCGGATCACCTGCTCGCCCGCCGCAGGATTCACAGGAACCGTGGACAAGACGGGCGCAGCCGCCTCGCAGGTCGCCGCCTTCTTCGGCGATGCCCAGCCCCAGAACTTCGCGGTGAGCGGCGACAGCGTGACCTGGACCGGCGGGGCGGATTGGGGCTTCCGGCGCATGATCCTGCATTACGCCCATCTCTGCGCGGCGGCGGGTGGGGTCGATGCCTTCCTGATCGGATCCGAGATGCGCGGGCTGACCTCGATCAGATCCGGGGCATCGACCTATCCGGCGGTTGCCGCGTTGCAATCGCTGGCCGCTGCCGTCCGCTCGATCCTCGGCCCCGGCGTGAAGATCAGCTACGCCGCCGACTGGTCGGAATATTTCGGCCATCATCCGCAGGACGGCTCGGGCGACGTGTTCTTCCACCTCGACCCGCTCTGGGCGGATGCCAATGTCGATTTCATCGGTATCGACAATTACATGCCGCTTTCCGACTGGCGCGATGGCTGGGAGCATCTCGATGCGCTGGCATGGCCGTCGATCTACGACCGCGCCTATCTGCAATCGAACATTGCCGGCGGCGAGGGCTTCGACTGGTACTATGCCAGCGAGGGCGACCGGATCGCGCAGAACCGCACACCGATCGAGGACAGCATCACACCGGGCGCCGGCGGCAAGGTCATCACCGCGATGCCTGTTGCAGCACCCGGCATCAGCCAAAGTCCCGGCACCAGTTTCACCACCACGGTGCCATATCGGAGTGCCAGCATCACCCTATACTGCCGGGTTCAGTTCCCGGCCCTGATCGCGGACGGCATTGTTTTCGAGATCGGCAACCAGAGCAGCGGCATGTTCTTTGGCCTGGCCGGCGGGCAGTTGATCCTGCACGAGATCTTCTCGGCCATCGGACAGACCAGGACAGCCGCGATCCCTGCCGCCTCACTTGCCGGCAGGACCGTCGATCTGGTCGCATGGTTCGACATGGCAAGCGGCGAGATCGGTTTTGCAGTCGACGGGAATGTCGCTGCCACGGCAAGCTTCGGCGGGTCCGTATCCGGCACATGGGCCGCCAACAACGGCGCAGGATATGGCCTTGCCAACGGCCCGGTGTCGGGGTCCAGCACCGTCACGACAGCACTCCCCTGGCCGGGAACGCTGGTCAGCAATCTCAGCATATGGTCGGGCGCGGTCCCGAGTTTCGCGACCTTGCCCGCGGTGGTGCCCGAGCCGTGGATCTTCCGCTACAAGGACATCCGCGGCTGGTGGTCGAACCCGCATCGCAACCGGCCGGGCGGGATCCCCGCGGCATCCCCGACCGCATGGCTGCCGCAGTCGAAGCCGATCCGGTTTACCGAACTCGGTTGCCCGGCCGTGGACCGCGGCCCCAACCAGCCGAACGTGTTTCATGACCCGAAATCCTCGGAATCCTTCGTGCCCTGGTTCTCGCGCGGCTGGCGCGACGATGCCGTCCAGCGAGCCTATCTGGAAGCGACCTACCTGTTCTGGGGTGACGCCGCAAACAACCCGGTCTCCACCGAATATGGCGGGCGCATGGTCGATATCGCAGGCAGCGCCGCATGGACCTGGGATGCCCGGCCTTATCCGTTCTTCCCGCAACTCGGGGACATATGGGCGGATGGCGACAACTGGCGGCTGGGCCACTGGCTGACCGGGCGGCTGGGCGCGGTGTCGCTGGCGGCGCTGGTGCGTGATCTCTGCCTGCGCGCCGGCATACCCTCGGCGTGGATCGATGTCTCGGGCCTCACCGGCGCGGCGGACGGCTATGTGATCTCGGCCCTGGAATCGCCGCGGACCTCGATCACCATGCTGGCGCGGCATTTCGGCCTCGATGCCGTCGAGAGCGAGGGGCGGATCAGGTTCGTGATGCGCGGCAGCGCCCCGGTGGCGACCATCGCCCCGGACGACATGGTATCCTCGGGCGCGGGCGACGTCATGGAACTGACCCGGGGCCAGGAGACTGAACTGCCGCAGGCCCTGAAATGGCAGGTGGCGCGCGCGGACGAGGATTATGACGGCATCACCGTCGAGTCCCGCCGCATTGCCGTGAGCGCCAGCAGGGTATCCTCGGACAGCTTTCCGATGGCGGTGCCGCCCGAGGAAGCCGACCGGCGCTGCCGCCGGGCGCTGATGGAGGCATGGATCGGCCGCGAGACCGGAGCCTTCAGCCTGCCGCCCTCGATGCTGGCGCTGGATCCCGGCGATGTCATCGCGCTGGATCACGACGGACGGCTTGCCGAGATGCGCATCCTCACGGTTTCCGATGCCGAGGCCCGCAGCATCGAGACCATCCGCCAGGACCGGGATGCGTATGACCTGCCGCCCGGAAGCCCTCGCCAGGCTGCGCTTGCCCGGCCGGTCGTGTTCGGTGCGCCGCTGGTCGAACTTCTGAACCTGCCGCAACTGCGCGAGGATCTCGCGCCACACCACCCGCTGATCGCCACCCATGCCCGCCCCTGGCCGGGCCAGATGGCGGTGTTCCGCAGCCCCGAGGCTTCCGGCTTCGAACTGCTGACCACAGTCAGCACCCGGGCGCGCATGGGCGAACTGGTGGCCGATCTCCATGCCGGCCCAACCTCTCGGTTCGACTACGGCAACTCGGTCTATCTCGACCTGCTGTCAGGCACCCTCGAGAGCGTCACCGACCTGCGCCTGTTCGCTGGCGAGAACGCGCTCGCCGTCGCGCAGCCGGGCGGCGGCTGGGAGATCCTGCAATTCGGCGCCGCCGAACTGATCGCCCCCGGCCGCTATCGGCTCTCGCGGCTGCTGCGCGGTCAGCGCGGCACGGAGGCCGACATGGCAGCGGCGGTGCCGGCCGGGGCGCGGGTGGTGGTGCTGGACGCAGCGCTGGCCCCGCTGCCGGTGAGCCAGGCCGATCTGGGCATGCCGTGGAACTGGCGCGTCGGGCCATCTTCGCGGCCGGTCAGCGACGACAGCTTCACCGCGCGGGCCTTCACACTACGCGGCACGGGTCTGCGCCCGTTCGCGCCCGTGCATGTCGAGCAGCCTTGGCGGCGCGCGCGCAGCCCCGGCGACCTGACCATAAGCTGGAAGCGACGTGACCGCTCGCTCGCCGCCGACAGCTGGAACGCCGCCGAGGTGCCGATGACCGAGGCCAGCGAGGCGTGGCAGGTCGAGATCCTCGACGGGGCAACCGTCAAGAGATTCTTACAAGTTGCCACCACCAACGCGCTCTACACCGCCGCCCAGCAAACCACTGATTGGGGCGCACCGCTCGGGCCGGGCGCATCGCTCGATGTCCGCATTGGCCAGATCGGGCAGGCCTTCGGCGCCGGGGCGGCCCCTGTCACCACCCTCTGGTTCTAAACAGGAGACAACCCATGCCTGACACCACAGCGCATCTCGCGCTGCCCTTCATCATGGCCGCGCAGGCCCAGAAGCACGTGACCATGAACGAGGCGCTACGACTGCTCGACGGCATCGTGCAGCTATCCGTTCTCGACCGCGATCTGACCGCGCCGCCGGCAAGTCCGGCCGAAGGCGACCGCTATATCGCAGCCAGTGGCGCGACGGGCGCGTGGGCTGGCTGGGACCGCAGCATCGCCTACTGGATCGACGGCGCCTGGATGCGGATCCTGCCGAGCGCCGGCTGGATGGCCTGGATCGAGGACGAGGCGCAGGCCATCGTCTGGACCGGATCGGCGTGGATCCCGGTTGTGGATGCCATGGGCTTCATCGCGCAGGCAGCCTCGGTCGCCGTGGCGCGGGAGGCAAATGGCGCGACCACCGGCATGGCGGTGCTCGAGGAAACCCTCTCCGGCCTTTCCGGGGCCAGCCGGGACTCGACCATCGTGATCCCCAACCGCGCCATCGTGCTCGGCGTATCCGTGCGGACCGTGACCGCGGTGCTGGGCGCCAGCTCCTTCGACTGCGGCGTCAACGGCGAGCCCTCGAAGTTCGGCGGCTCGCTCGGCGTGGCCGTGGGCAGCAGCAATATCGGCGTCATCGGCCCGACCGCCTTCTATGCCGACACGCCCGTGCGCCTCACCGCCAATGGCGGCAGCTTCGCTGGCGGCGCGGTGCGCATTGCCATCCATTACCTGACCTGCGCCGCGCCGGACTGAACCCATGGGAGAGAACCTCATGGACAGCATCCGCGAATGGTGGGGCGCGATCATGGCGGCAACCGGCCTTGGCATTTGGCTCGTGCGGCTTGAGGGCAGCAGCAAGACCGCCCTGCGCGAGATCGCAAGGCTGGAAAAGCAGCTCGACGCCGACCGCAAGGCGATCTCCGAGACCCGCAAGGAACAGAACGAGATGCTGCGCGAGATGCGCGCCGACATCAAACGCCTGCTGGAACGCAGCGGACCCGCCCGCGACTGACCGACGCCCAACCCGACCACCCACCTCGCCAGCGCGCGGGGTTTTTTCATTTGGAGAACAACATGGCTATCGCGAAAGAAACCATCGAGCACGTCAAGCGCTGGGAGGGCTTGCGGCTGGAAGCCTATCCCGATCCGGGCAGCAAGGACGGCACCCCCTGGACCATCGGTTACGGGCATATCTCGGACCGCTTCATGACAGTCCACAAGGGCCTGAAGATCACCGAGGCACAGGCCGAGGCCGCGCTGGAGCACGATCTGGGCGAGGCCGAGGATATCCTGCGCCGGCTGGTCAGGGTGCCGCTCACCGATGGGCAAAGGGCGGCGCTGACCAGCTTCGTCTTCAACATCGGCGAGGGGCAGTTCGCCGGTTCCACCCTGCTCAGAAAGCTGAACGCCGGCGATCATGATGCCGTGCCGGACCAACTTGCGCGTTGGGTCTATAATGACGGCAAGAAGATGACCGGGCTGGTCAACCGCCGCGCGGCCGAGATCGGCCTGTGGTCAAAGGGCAGCTTTGTCTCGTCGCGCACGGTCGAGGCCGCAGTCCCGCCCCTGGTCGAAAAGCTGGTCACGCCGGAAGTACTGACAGCGGCGGGCGGCGCGCTTGCCGGGCTGACCGGGACGCTGCAGGGCGACGGGCCGGTCTCCTTCGCGCTGGCGGTGCTGATCGTCATGGCCGGGGCCTATGTGCTGTTCCGGCTGATCAGGCGGGCCTCGTGATGCTGGCCCGGATCAAGTCCTGGCTGGCCATCACCGCCGCCGCCCTCCTGTTCATCATCGGCGCGCGCCGCAGCGACGAAAAGGCCGGACGCGCAACCGAGCGTCTCGAATATCTGGAAAGGACGAATGATGCGCATCAAAGGATGCTGGAAGCCGCCAGCCGCCGCCCTCATGATCGCGATGCTCTTGCTGACCGCCTGCGCGACGGCAAGTTCTGACAACGCACTCTGCCCGCCCGTGGTGGAATACAGCGCTGCCGACCAGACCCGCGCCGCGGCCGAGGTCGAAGCGATGCCGGAAAACGCGGTTCTGGTGCGGATGCTCAGCGATTATGCCGTCCTGCGCCAGCAGGCGCGGGCCTGCAGGTGA